TTATGTACCTGGAGTCGCATAGCCACCCAGAATGAACCACGCCAGAAAAGCTACAGCAACGATAAATACGATCACCGGGAAGGCAATACCTATCCTCATCGATCCTCCTTGAATCAATTAATTTAAAGCAGCGTTCCAGCACCACAACTCGCATAACGAGCAACAGCGCATAGCGGCGCAGAGAACCACGATTTTGAGCGTAAACCTCATGGCTTTTGTCCGGAGAATGAGCTTAGCGCCTGACTCCGCGGTATCCAGCATTATGCTCAGAAAAGCACAACGATGAACTAAATTAACAACAGTACAGCCATCATGATGACGATAACGGTCAGTGCAAATATCTTTGCATCCTTCATGCGACCTGCAGTGTCGGGGTATGACACCTCTTCACAGACTGGCGCAGAAGAACTGTCAGAGCTATGCGTACAGGGTATGCAGATGATATAGCTCAATATTAGATCGGAATCAGGAGGGGCGATACCTGTGTATTTATCAGGGATACGTGTTAACTCCGTGCTACATCGACACGGTGATCCATTCGCTTCTACCTACTACAGGAATTGGTGGTGATTTGTTGCTGCTTCGATTGATGTTAGGATAAATCCGAGCTGACATAATGAGATTAGGGATATGAAAAAGACACTTTTAGCATGCGTTATTGCCACTAGCCTCTTGGCTGGGTGTGGGCCAAAGGATTTAACCCCGGAGCAGAAGCAGGAAGTTGCAAGTCTCCGTAGCGAACTGGCTAAGGCTGAACAAGAAATTGTCGAGGCTAAATCACAGCAGGGGCAGTATACTGGGGGATTAATTAGAAATCTTATAACAGCCAGACTTGAAGTCTTAGGGACTAATAAAGCCCTTTTGGAGCAGCGTATTAACGCGATTGAGTCGGGGGCTAAGATTGAGATATCTGTTAGCGGTGTTAAACCAAATCCTGAAGCAGCGGCGGCATTAAAAACTGAAATTGAAACTCTTGATACACAGATTGCCGATGCTAAGAAAGATGCAAGTCAGTACAGTGGTGGTCTGCTACAGGCACTGAAACTATCTGCTATTGCGACGCAGGAGCAAACAAGGGCGATGCTTCAACAGAGATACCTTTCGGCAACGTATGGGTTAGCTGAAGTGAAAGTACCTAATGAGCAAGCAAACGAAGCAATCACAGAAAAACAAGCAGACAAAGCAGAACCCCATTCCACCAGAACGCCGTTACTTCCACCAGGTGAAGGACCATTCGGTTTAGAGGCCGGTTTGTCTAAGAAAAATATTGAAGACATGATTGGTGAAGAGCTTGAGCCAATGGCGAATAATGTCAATCTTTATACGGCTAACTCTTTACCCAAAATGAATGCTGGCTTTGAGGCGTATGGGCTGTTGATATCTCCAACAGTAGGGCTATGCCAAATAAGAGCTCTTGGGAAAGATATTGATACAGATAGTTATGGCTTTACTATCAAGTCAAGATTTAAAGAGCTCATGGAGTCACTATCTTCTATCTATGGAAAGGCCAAGGAAAATGATTTCCTTCTGGCTGGTTCAATATGGAAAGACCCCAGAGACTGGATGATGGGATTGTATAAGCATGAAAGATATTTGTCAGCTGAGTGGAAAGGAACTGCAGAGGCTCCACTAAAAAGTAAATTAACTTCCGTATCGATCGAAGCTAGAGCAAACAGTTCTGATAAAGGATATATCTTCCTTCAGTATAATTTCAATAACTATGATGTTTGTGAAACTGAGGTTGCAGCAGCGAAAAAAAGCTCTCTTTGAATAACCAGAAAAATGCGAGCCCTGTTATCACAGGGCTCTGATTATGTTTTGCTAATTAGCCTGTTATGTGTTCGGTAGTTACAAAAGCCCTGAAAGAAAAAGAGATATAAGGTTTGACAAAGGATTACCTGATAGCGGCCTACTTGACAGCAATTGCTATCTGGCCAGTCACCCTGGCGTTAATTGGTCTCTCTGCAGGAGTGGCATTCTTTACAAGGTGCAGGGGGATGGGCGTTGTCCTCGTCGTTCTGTTCATGCTGGTCACCGTTGCTGCGTAGCAGTTTGAGCATTACATGTAGAATCATACCGCCCCATGAAAATGCCCATATTTTATTTATAGGCAGAAACGGTGTGTTCTGGCTATGTATGGCAGGAATGGTGTGTTATGCCTATAGATAGGCAATCTTGATGAGTTCTGCCTATAAGGACTGATAGCGCTCGAAAATGGTCGTTGAGACGGGCTGTGGCGGAAGATAGTTAAGCGCCCACCAGCCTCTGCAGAAGATTTCGGAGGCCTTCACAAACCGCTAAGGAGACTAGGCACCGCATGGGGATTACTCAGTCAAACGCCGAGGCGTTCAGGTTAAAAACAAGTCGATGAAAGTGGCTGTATTGGATTAGACTTCTTCGATGTTACGATAATACTTTATTTACTTTTGGGGATAAGTTGATGTCAGTATGGCACATCATTGTGTTGATATTCGCTATTATCATTTATGTTCTTCCCGGTGTTATAGCCAGTTCAAGGGAGCATAAAAACGCTACGGCAATATGGGTGCTAAATATTGTCCTGGGCTGGAGCTTCTTGGGTTGGATAGCCGCGCTTGTCTGGTCTTTCACAAACCCAGGAGTGGTTAAGCTCGAACCACAGGTGTTTGGCGCGGACTCTACTGGTGGCGGTTCAGTAGACGATACTAAAAAATGTCCGTATTGCGCCGAAACAATAAAAAAAGAAGCGATATTGTGCCGATTTTGCGGAAAAGACCTACCATAAGTGTTAATCATCCAGAAATAAAACCCCGCTTCGGCGGGTTTTTTTGTACCTTTGTGTTTCACAAAACGCAACGCTTGCCATTTATGTTGCATAAACTACAATATAAATTGACTGTATAAATATCAGGGGTGGGTAGATGAACCGATCACAAATCACGGTAGCACTTTGCCGGGAGCACCTTCAGTCCATTCGTGAAATTCAGGAAGAGGAGCGCAAGCGTTCTCCGATTGGTGTAGCACCAACGGTAAACGCTATTGCCCGCGCATTAGTTGCCAAGGGCCTTGAGTCCGTTAAGCGGGGTGGGTGATGGAGCAACTACAGAGACTGGCTGAAGTTATTGCCGAAACCTATATTCGCGATCTGCGCCGGGAAACTGGAGGTAACGTAATTACCGTTGATGGCGTCAGCGGTAATGTTGAAAAGCACCTTTTAGCCGCAGGGCTGGTGGATAATTCAGTTTCAGCAGCCAAAAACCAATACGGGGGGACATTTGAGCGTGAGGCATATCAAATGCTATTGCGGTTAATTTCACTTGATGGACAGGAGTATCGGCTTACTGAGCATGGTCGGCATGTCATTACAGTCATGAGCACCATATCGCTGAAAAAAAACAAAGTAAGAATCATGCATTGAGGTCCTCATGACAACCCTTAATTTTGATAAATACACTATTGAGATTGAAGCTGATGCGGCCAAACTTCTGGCTGGTCAGGCGAGCGCAGATACAGCTTTAAAGCAAATTGAAAACTCAGTCAAAAAGACAGCTAACTCTGCTGACAAGCTAGATAACAGCCTGGATAACTTGGGCGGAGGTTTTTCGCGCCTTGCTGTGGCCGTGAAAGGATACATATCAATTCAGGCGTTGATGAAGCTCCAGCAGCTTTCTGAGGAATTCACGCTACTTCAGGCGCGAGTAACGCGTTTATCCTCAAGTTCAGAGGAAGGGGCGCGGAGCTTTCAGCAGCTTGTGAGTATTGCTTCGACAACCGGGGCCAGCCTTGGGGATACCGTCAACCTCTGGCAGCAACTCACCGCCACACTGAAAACCGTAGGTGCTACTAACAGCGATGTTAACCGGCTCGTGATGACGCTGCAAAAGATTGGCACTATCGGTGGCTCATCGTCTCAGGAAATGGCTAACGCTCTCAGGCAATTTATGCAATCGGTAGCGTCAGGAAGAATTCAGGCGGAAGAGTTTAACTCGGTACTGGAACAAATGCCTGAGTTGGCTCGACAGATAGCAGACGGCATGGGAATTCCGTTTAACGAGCTTCGACAATTGATGCTGGCCGGCAAGTTAGATATTGGTGAAGTTCTTGCGGCAATTGAAAAGCGTTCTGACGAGATCAACCAGCAGTTTGAGAAGATGCCTCGCACCGTTACACAGGCTACTAATGCCCTGGTTACTCAATTTGGCGTAGCAGTGTCAAAAATAGATGATGCTATTGGGGCTTCTCGCTATTTGGCGAAGTTATTGGACGGAGCCGCACTCAGTATCAGCGTCGCAACCGGAAACGCTCCAGATGCTGTGATGCTGACTCAAAAGCTTGAGCAAAATACTGAGCAACTTGCTGTCGCTGAGTCTGATTTAGCTAAGGCGAGAAAGGCGGGCTTGGGCTGGGGAGTAAAACAAACTGAGCAAACGGTTAAGAGACTTAAGGCGGAGCGTGCCTTGATCCTAATGGCTCAGCAGGCAAGTAAAGACTCACAAAGTGTATACACGCCGTCTAAAGGGGAAACGCCAGCCTATATCACCAATCTCGAAAAGAAAACGGCAGAGAATAATGCCAACTCCATTATCAAATCAGGCCAAACAGTAGTTGATAAGCTCACCCAGCAGCGTGAACAGCTAAGCAAAGACAAGTCCAAAGGGCTAATTGATGATAAGAAATATGCTGATGCTGCTGCTGTTCTGGATAAGCAAATTGCCGATGCCAGAAAAAAACAGGATAAAACGCCGAAGAATGCCTTTGCCCGCAGCGATGACTCAATAGACAGCCTGCAGCGGCAGATTGCCGTTTTGACAATGCGCTATGACGAGAACACCAGAGAGGCTGCGCAGTTTAATGCCGTGGCCGCTCTCGGAGCTAAGGCCACCGACACGCAAAAAGAGCGGGTGCGTGAACTGGCTGGACAGTTATTTGACGCCCAGCAGCGCCAGAAAGACCTTAATGATGCGATTAGCAATGACCCCGTGCGTAAGGAAAATAAAACTTATTCAGATGGTCGAGACCAGCTAAAACGTCAACTAGACGGCCAGATGATTGACCAGAAAACCTATAACCAGCAATCTGAGTTAATGGAGCAGCAGCATCAAGTCAATCTGGCAAAAATCCGTGCTCAGGAGCAAACAGCAAACCCGATAGCAGCCGCCCGCGCTGAAGTTGACCCGGTACAGCAACTGGTAAACGAGAACAACCAGAAGCTTGCCCTGCTGAGGCAGTATCAGCAGCAGGAACAGGCAATACTCCAGCAGAGCTATCAACAGGGAAAAATCAGTTACGATCAGTTCATCGCTGCCAAATCAGCTACGGATGCTCAGTATCTGGCCCTGAGAACAGCTCAGGAGAACCAGTTCAACGAGCAGATGACAGCAGCGCAGTGGCAGCTATTAAGCCAGCAGAGCCTCGGCTATAACATGCTGACGAGTGCGGTGGACGCATTTAGCGGGAATGCCTCAAACGCCATTACTGGGCTACTCACTGGCACAATGTCGGCGCAGGAGGCAATGCGTTCGCTCGGTAACACCATCCTGAACAGCGTGATCAACAGCATTGCCCAGGTTGGTGTGGAGATGCTGAAGAACTTCATCCTGTCTCAGACATTGGGCGCGGCGGCTCAAGCGGCGAATGCTGCGTCTGCCATTGCAGGAGGGGCTGCGGCCCTCGCCGCTTGGTCGCCGGCAGCAATTGCCGCCTCAATTGCTACTGGGGGAACAGCCTCGGCGACAGGCTTAACCGCGTATAAGGGGGCGCAGGCCGCTGGATTGGCTACAAGTGTGCTCGGTGGCCGCAAAAATGGCGGCCCTGTAACTGCCGGCGGAGTGTACCCTGTAGGCGAAGGGGATCTCCCGGAGTTCATGCAGACCAGCAAAGGTCTATTCATGATCCCTGGTGATGATGGTCGAGTATTCAGCAATAAAGACGTTACTGGCGCAACGCCCAGCATTAAGAGAGCGTCAACCGGTAAAGAATATCTCCCGGCATCCTCAGCATCATCCAGCCAGGCGGAAAGCCGCACTGAACGACCGATACAGGTCAACATAACCCTTATCGACCAGACCACCGGCAATCAGCACAACATCACTGGCACTGAAGCTTTCCAGCAAGGTGACGTTGTGACAGTTACTGGATGGCTAAATGACGTAGATACCGCAGGCCCAATGTCTACAGCATTCGCAGATGCTCACGGGCTTAGACGGCGGGCAAGGGGAGCCTTTTAGTGTGGTCTAAGGGGAGGGGTAAACCCTCTTCCTTATGCTTTACAGGACTGCCAGTTTAAGAACATTTTCACACGTCGGAAATAAGAACTTTTTTTCGTGTAAACGCAGCCAGTAAACAACCTACCCCATGAGAAGGTGACAAAAGTTGACATCGAAAGGCGATCCCGTGACTAACGACGAAAAGCGAAAACTATACCGTGCGTGGGCTGATGATATCGGCGGCGGAACACCTTTACCGGACGCCTGCAGGGATATGACGTGCGGAGCGACGACGAGGAAAGGGACACCGTGCAAAATGACGGCGCTCTACGCTTCTGGGCGCTGCAAGTTACACGGCGGCATGAGCACCGGCGCAAAGACGCCAGAGGGTAAGGCCCGGCAGCGAGAGGGATTTCGTCGCTGGCTGGAGAGACAGCGGCAGGCCACCAGCCAGGGTGACAATACGCAGTAAGGTTCGCGCTGGTGGTACGCAGTACGCAGAAAGGTACGCAGCAGAATGGAGCTTTTTGCTGCGCGTACCTGGTAGAGATAAGAGGTGAAAAATGGGTATTAAAGGCAGGGGCATGAACAACATCCGGCGCAACATGAATGCGCTGGTGAGGGATATTACTGGGCGGCGCTTACTTCGCGCAATGACAGCCGCTTTGCATGAGGCCGGACTCGTAGCCGCAATCTATACGCCAGTTGATACCAGCACGCTGATAAACTCTCAGTTTCAAGAAGTGATAACCAACGGTACACGCATTACCGGCCGCATTGGCTATTCAGCAAACTATGCGATTTATGTTGCAGATCCGAACATCCCGCAGACCTTCCGGCGCGTCACCGCCCGCAAAGAGTTTCTACAGCATGGCGTTGCTGATGCAAAACCGCAGATGGCGGCGGCTTTCCAACGGGAGTTATCAAAGCGCTGATTGTGCAGAAAACGAAACCGATACATGCGCAGCAGTTGCTTACCCCATGAGTAGTTAACAATTATTAATGTTCTAGCGATGATTATTAGGCCGTATTCGCCGTAACCAATTGCGCAGAACTCATATTATTTCGTATTCATTTTAGGCTTTTTTTAGCGGAGAACTGAGGCAATGAGAGAGCAGACGCGGGTTTACACCTCTGCGCTATCACGCATTAACCTCCAATTTCTGGCAAAACTGCAAAGAAAGCTGGTGGATTCGAGCCCGAAAACACAGGTTTTTTGTGATACCGAGAGCGGAAGGGTGTACTTCTCTCTGGTCTCTGGCGGCTACAGCGCGACAATCAACGGGGTAATGCGGGTTATTGGCATCACGATCACCCGGGCAGGGTTTGGTTACCGGCAATGGTACATTTGCCCGCATTGTGGTGGCCGGGCTGCGAAATTATTCATTGGCCGGAAGGATGTAGGGTGTCGCAAGTGCTGGAGCCTTCACTATGCCAGCCAGAGTGAAGATGAGATCGCCCGCTTACGGCGCAGCGTGTGGAAGCAGAGACATAATATTTGGGGGGATGAGTACCCGCCCGCGGGCAGCCTGTTAAATAGCCCGCTAAAGTTTCCGAAGCCTGCCGGCATGCGATGGGAAACCTTCGAGAAAAAGCGCTCTAGGCTGCTAAAGACTGAATCAGCTTACTGGCGGTTGAAAGAACCGAGGGACGCTAAAGGGTTTGCCCGGGTGATGCGCAAAGCGGAGGCGTCAATTAGGTCATTTGAACGGGCATCCAAAAAGGCTACCCCATGAATACGGTAAGATCACGGTAAGGTAATTGTCTATCTGGTGTTTCAGCCAACAACAGAGAGCAAACTGCTAATGACAAGAATATCTGCCGTACCAGAATCACTAGTTGCTGGATTGCGCAGATGGCCAGCGTTTCCGACTCCTTTCCCTTCACCTGTTACTGAGATTGGTACTCCCAAAGGCGGCGCACTTTATCGCTATGAAGAGGTAATGGGTTTCTTCAGTAAAATGAAACTGTTGTAGCAAGTCTTAGAAATAACATCCACCAGCTGATATGCTTGCCTCGGGAAAAGTCAAAATTAGGTGTCATGCCTTACACAAAATTCGTCAAATTTTGATGTTATGTTCCTCAAAAATGCGTCAAAATTAGATCAACATAACGTCAAAAAAAACCGTCAGTTAAAGCCACCAGCCTTATACATAAATTCGTGCTTGATATCTGTGGAACCGCGCTAAATCTGGTCTGAGCATTTTTTTCTGTAAGGTATGACGGTAAACAACACTGCCGTTTGAAGCACGTAAAAATCAATCTTCCAGATTTTTTTTCTTGATCTCAGAATGAGACGGGTAAATGCCTTTGCTAGGCCGTGAGATAACAGAGCTAACAATACCCAGGCTGAACGGTGAAGTACTTGATAACCATACCCACTACACCATTCACAATGGGCCGGCACAGTCACTACAGACCAAAGAGCGCCACCACCGCAGGATGGTAGCACTAGCCTACCAGTGGAAGAAAACGAAGTATGATAGATAACCTCCTTTATAAAATTGGATTAATAGGCAAAAGTTATTGACTACCTTCTGTAGTAGTTAATTAGCTGAATAAAATCAACATATAGTGTTTTTACTGCATTTTTACTGTTATGTAGGCGGTAGAGGGGTTAGCATTTCGTGACATGTCACATTGACATACTGATATCTTCAGGTAGATTTACCAGCAACTGAGCCCGGCCCCCTGGCTTGATCTCATCCCAGATGAGCGATTGTTATGGCCGGGCCTTCTTATATCTGGAGGTAGGGATACTCTTGCATGGCTGATCCGGTTAAAGTTCATAAAGAATATGACGAACTTATCGATCTGTTACTTTCGCGTGGCATGGATGTGCCAGACCGGGATCATGCAATAAAGAAAATCTCTCAAGTAGGTTACTACAGACTCTCCGGATTTTGGTATCCGTGCCGAATCCCTCACATAACTCCCGAGAACATCAGGACGCGTTTAGATCAAGTACGCCCAGGTACGAACTTTCGGGCAGTATACGACCTATACTTATTCGATAAAAAAATGCGTTTATTGATGATGAATGCCTTGGAACGAATAGAGGTTTATGTCCGTTCTGTTATTGCGCATGAAATTGGTAAAATTTCACCTCTCGCATATCTTGATGACTCTTTAATAAATCCTAAGCATCTAAGAGGTCGTCCTCGTGGGCGGTGTAGCGCGAGGGAGGAGTGGCTTAGCAAGCACACAAATGAAATATCCAAAAGTCGAGAGGACTTTATAAAGTGGCATGAGGGTAAGTATGAGGGACTCCCATTCTGGGTTGTTATCGAGGTGTGGGATTTCGGTCTGATGTCGAAGTATTATGCGATGTTAAAAGACGGGCATCGTAACGGGATTCTATCTAGGCTGGGTATTGCTGCGGGTAATGGGGCTATTTTCCAGAACTGGCTCAGCGCCATGAATGTAATGAGAAATCGTTGCGCTCACCACTCACGTATCTGGAACAAGGTTAATGAGCCGAAGTTGATGCCCCTGCCAAATCATCCATATTTTGAACGCCTGAATATGAATGATGATGCCTATGAAAGAATGTACGGCATGATAGCAGTGCTATGGTTTTTGGTGAAAAAGATTGGCCCGGGCTCAAACTGGATTAGGCATGTCGCTGAATTAGTAGACAACAAGCCATATCTTCCCGGTTGTAACTTAACTGCGATGGGACTTCCTGATAACACAGGATTTCCAAGAGCTCTATTCGGTATCGAATAGTAGGGCACATTAAATAATTATGAATGCTACGATCATAGCGCCGCTACTATCTTCTCAGCATTGTGCCCCTGACGCTTCCAGGCGCTGTAAATGTCCTTATCCCACGCTTTGCCCGCTTTTGTCTGATAACCGGCCGCATTGAGCCTCTCAGCGATAATGCGGCCATTGTCGAACCCTTCCCGGATAGTATCAGCAACAATCGCGATAACAGCCGCTTCATTGTACAGAGTAGGCGGAATCCCCTGCTTACCACCCGCCAGCGCAGCCGCCGCCACTTCCATTCGCTCCACCAGCTCAAGCATGCGCAGCTGTGGGTTGCTTTCTGGCTGGTTCAGTTTGCTGCGCAGGGCATCGAGCAGCCAAGCTGTTTTGTCACCGCCCGCCGCCGCTACAGCCTGATTGAATGCGCCATGCAATTCAGCCGGAACGCGGAACGCTACAAGATTGGATTTGCTCATGGGGGCCGCCATATCAGTGTTTTCGGTCTATACAGTATAACACTGTATAACGATGTTATACGGATGAGGTTTCGCATAACTGACTGTTTTCTTCATCCATCCTCACCTTGGGTGTGTGGCGCTGGTGGCGTTATATCAGAAAGGTCAGAAATCTGCCCTTTAGAATCCTGTTCGAGTAGATGTGAGAAAATCTCATATGTAGGGCTGCTGGTTATCATGCAGAACAGATCCACTCGCAGTTATTCTGTGCTGACTAAAAGAGGAGAAATCTCCTCTTTAGACTCATGGATAGGGTACATGCGGGAATATCCCGTATGTAGAACCGGCTCAGTAGCTGAGCGAGACGGTATCCAGGCGGTAGGTATCCACTCTGGTATCCACCGAAAAGGTGGTATCTGAACGGATGCTGATTGAAACAAACGCTGAGGTTATTGTTGGAAAGCACTAAGTTCATCGATATAACTCATCTCGATGAGTTATATGGCCATTTATCCATGCCTCAATTTCATTAGATGGCCAGCGGACACTGCGCCCAATCTTCACTGGATGAGGGAAAGTACCTTCGCCCATCCATTTGTAGATAGCTGTCTTCCCAAACCCGGTTGCTTCAGATACCTGTTTCAGGTCCATAAGATAAATTTTCATCGGTTTCACCTCATAAACTGGGTGCAATGTTGGTTCACTCAGCTAAATGTTGGTTCAAAATCGGGTGGCGTTGGTTCAATTTTTTGAAAAATAATCAAATAAAACAATGGTCTTTACGTTTTGAGGCAACTGAACCAACCGAACCAACACATTTTGCATGTATATAGAGAAATTTTCCGTGTGTAAATTATGAAGCGGTTTTGGACGGGTGAATATTAGCGGTATAGCAGAAAGCTCCTGGCACCCAACATTGCGCGATAAATAGTCACTGTTCGGCCATAGAAAAATATATGGGGGTACATTTGGGGGTATGTGTGATTTTTATAACCTGTATAGTTAAATTAAATCAGTCTCTTACGTGTTAATATTGAATCCTGTAGGGCCATTCAATATCAGCTTCTTATCCTCTTGCTGCTTTTTCGTACCGGACACCATTTTCCCTATCCTGTAACCTGGCTGTGCTATTGCGGTTGAAAAACATATTTCAACTACGTGTTAATACATTCGTTATTTGCCCCTGCCGTCTATTTTGCTGCGCAAAAGTCATTATCCTAAAAACGATCCTCATTCATTATTTCATGTTCACATACCGTAAGTTTCATGCTTAAATCCGCGCAACATATAATGGAATATGTTTTTGCACTGCACGTTAAGTAATAACGAGAACACGG